AACAAACCAGTTCAAGAACGCTCGAAATTGCATATGGGACCGCAAACGCTGATCTAGAGCGGGATTCGGGGGCGGTCTGATGGCCGTCAAGGTAACTCCCGCCGACGCCGAGTGGGCACGCTCGGCTGTAGCCGACATGGGCTACTCGGTCACCGAGACGACTCAGGCCCTTGAGCGCCAGGTCCACTACTTGGCTCGGATGCGCGCGGAGATGAACACCTTCCTCCGCGCGTTCCGCGCTCCGAGCTTCGTCGTCACCTGCTCCGACGGAGTCACCCGGGCGGTGTACCGCTGATGGAGGCCCTTCGCATTCAGACGCACTGCGGCGAGTGGGGTCTCTTCCGTGGGCAGGAACCAACGCCCTTCTACATCGGCTCCCTCGGCGAGTGCATCTCCCGCCGCGCGCTCGAGCAGCGGGGCATCTCGCTGGAGGAAGCCCCGACCGCCCAGGAGGCGACATGACCAGAGCGCAACTACTCACCGTCGTCGAGGTGGCGACGCAGCACGGACTGGGGGTCCGGATCAGCCCGGCAGAGCGCTCAGGGAGCGTTCAGGGCGGTTCAAACGTCATTAGCTGGGACGTTGATGTCGATTTGGACGGCGGCGGCCCTGAGGCGCTCCGAGCGCTCACGGCGCTGACGCCGACTCCGCACTTCGCCACCGGCGTCGTGAGGTTCGGCGGATGACCCGGGAACTCGCCGACAGCGTCGTCAAGGACCTCGCCCACGCCAACTGGATCTGCGCGCCGTCTGACGGCGGCCGCTGGGTCGCCCTCCGAGCCAAGAGCGTCGCGACCCACGCCGGCGACTTCCTCGAGTGGGGGGTGGAGGCGAGCTGCCGCGCCCTCGGCCGGGCCGACCTGGAGGCGATCACCGGCCTCGCCCGCCGCCACGACGTAGCGGTCGAGGTGAAGGAGGAAGAGGGGCTGGTGACGTTCGGATGAATAGAGCGGCGATCCAGCAGCGAGTTGACCTCTGGCAGCAGCGGCTCAGGCTCGGGAACTGGGAAATCTCGATCGACTGGGACCGCCCGTCCGCCGAGACGGCCCTGGCGTCGATCGCGCGCGCCCACGACTACGAGCGGGCCAACATCCGGTTCGCCTCCAACTTTGAGGATTGGACGCTCGAGGAGTGCCAGATTCCGAACGACGACGACCGGGCGATGCCGCCGCAGTCGCTCGACCGGGTAATCGTCCACGAGCTGCTCCATTGCTCCCTCAACGACCTCGGAGAGGCGGGCAAGATTCAGTGGGGCTTCGTCAACAAGCAGGTCGACGAGCTGCACGAGGCCCAGCTCGACAAGGAACTGGAGCGCGACGTCGAGCGGATGGCCGTGGTGATCGTCGAGGCGTGGGAACACGCGGTGGCCCTGTGAGCTTCTACGCCCAGGAGCTGGTCGCCTACCTGAACTGGGCCGACAGGGCCCTCGACTTCTGGGAGCAGCACTCCGACCGGCTCACCATGGGCGAGGCCGAGCGCGTCGCCGCTGGTGACTACGGCTCGCTCGTCAGGCCGCTCGAGCCGACCTGGATGCCGGGCGAGTGGCTGAACATCGCGTCGAATCTCTGGATCAAGCCCGAGCCGGCGCAGTGGCGCCGCAACGGCTACCGCATCCCGTTCAGCGTCCGCGACTTCCGTCCGCGGCTGGTCCGGCGCGTTCCTCAGGTCCTCGACCTTCCCGAGCTCGACGAGCTGGGAGCGCCGATCGCGCCGACCCTCGGAGCGATCGAGGCGGCCCGCCAGGACGGCAGCTACACGCAGGCTCGAGGCCTCGCGATCCCCGACGACAACGACGGGGTCGACGATCACCACCTTGCCCTGTTCACCGCCGAGGCGGCCGCGAAGCGCGCCCTCGGTGACAGCGACGCCACGAAGGAGCGGCTCGCCGAGATCCACCGGCTTCCCAGCTCCCGTCGGATCACCGAGCTGCTGAAGCTCGCCGACGAACGGGGCGTCGACACACGTGACGACGAGAAGGCCTTTGAGAGGCGAATCCGACGACGACTGGAGGCAGCATGACCTTCTACCAACAAGACCCGAGCGGGACACGATGATCGGCCTCCAGCAGACCACCACCGGCGGCCCCGAGGCACCGGCGGAAGAGCGCGGCGACTGCCTGAGGGCGTGTATCTGCTCGATGCTTGAGCTGCCGATCGAGGCGCTCCCGAACTTCGTGGCCGAGGATGGCGATGACTGGTGGGGACGGCTCACGGCAGCGCTTCGGCCTCTCGGATGGTGGGAGATCGGGGTCGCCCTGGACCCGCGGGAAGACAACGCCGACGAGCAATTGGAGGAATGGATCTCGCCGGGCTTCTGGCTGGCGAACGTCACGAGCCTCAACCTCGAGGGCAACCATCCGGGAACCGATAGGCCCCTGCAGCACTGCGTCGTCATGGAGGGACGGAATCTCGCTTGGGATCCAGCACTCGGGCGGCGCTACGAGATCGGCACCGATGTCGAGGACCTCGACGTGTGGGGCGTCGGCTGGCTGATCGCCCTTGATCCGGCCATCAAGGGCGCTGAACCAACCGACGAGCAGGTCAAGCGGGTCGGCGATGCCATGGAGGAGTGGAGCCACCGGATGCACGGCATCATCAGCTCTCACCGGCCGGGTGGCGACGACCAAGGCCGCGAGGCCCGCAAGGTGATCGCCGCTGTGATGGGAGTCCCCTTCGATGAGTGAGCGAGGCGAGATCAACGGCTACCGCTGCGACAAGTGCGGGAAGACGACGATGACGATTCACATCGACGACGGCGTCACTCCGATGTTCTTGGCTTGCCGAGCAGGTGGCCTTGAACCAGGGCCTGCGACTTGCGGTGGCCAGGGCACCTCGATGATGTACCCGAGTGGGCCGTTGCCTCCGGCCTACAAGGCGGACCTGCTGCGCTACGGCTGGGAGTGGTTCAAGCCGGACGTCATCTCCCTTCGACGGGAGAGCGTTGCCATGCAGGAGCACGTGCTCAGGGGCGGGCTGATGCTCCGCCGCCTGACCGACGCCGGTCGCGAGCTGGTCACCGAGCAGGCGCTCGGCATCCGACGCCAGTGAATCCGTCCGATCCGACCTGCATCTTTCCGGCTGCGTTCACCCGGGAGCTAGCCAGGCGAAGCGAGTACCCGCATTCGGACCGTAGCCGCCGCATGCCCTGATGCCTCGCGCACCGAAGGACTGCTCCGACCCGAACTGCCCCAACTCCCAGCCCTGCCCGATCCACGCACCGGAGCCATGGGCCGGCAGCACGAGGCGGCAGCGGCTCCCGAAGGACTGGCCGAAGCGCCGCCGCCGCATCCTGAAGCGCGATCCCGTCTGCACCGAGTGCCACGACCTGCCCAGCACGCAGGTCGATCACCGTCGGCCAGGCGATGATCACTCCGACGAAAATCTTCGAGGGATCTGCGACGACTGCCACGCCAAGAAGTCGTCGGCGGAGGGCAACCAGGCGAAGCGTTCGCGCTGACCCCGGTGGGGTGGGGTAGGACCCCCACACCCCTCTACTAGATGACCGGGTAGAGCGCTCCCTCGCAATCTGTACGGGTTTTCCAGCCCGCCTACGGCAGCCCGAACCGGGCTGCTGGCCACTCCTGACGGAGGTTCATATGCCCCGAGGCCCAGCTCCTGAGCCGAATAAGCGGCGCCGCAATGCGCCCACGATCCCGACGACTGAGCTGCCCGCTGCTGGCAGAAAGGGTCGGCCGCCGAAGGTTCCCGGCTCCTACAACCTGCAGAAAGCCGGGCGCGAATGGTGGAAGTGGGCGTGGTCGACGCCCCAGGCAATGGCCTGGGACCGCGGCGCTCACTACGTCATCGCCCGCCGCGCCTCGCTCGAGGACGATCTCAAGACCCTCGACAACTGCGACTTGGGCGAGCTGCTCCTCAGCGTCGAAGAGGACGAGATCGCCGAGAGAATTTCCGAGGCGGTTGGTGTGCTCCAACGTCTCGCCGGCGGCCGGATCACGGTCATCAAGGAGATGCGCGAACTCGACAAGGTTCTCGGCCTCAATCCGAAGTCGATGGTGGAGCTGCGGTGGAAGATCGTCGAGGAGCCGGGCGGCACCGAGGCCAAGCCCGCCACGGCCGCCTCGAAGAAGAGCAACAAGCGGCGCGGCCGCCTCGAGCTCGTCGAGCCCGCCGCGGCGAGCGGCTGACGTTGAGTGAGCCTTCCGCCAGTTACGTTTCCGACTCTCGGCTGGCAGGTTGCCGACTGGATTGAGACTTACCTCTGCCACGGACCGGGCGACGTCCAGGGCGCTGACTGGGAGCTCGACGACGAGTTCGTCCTCTTCCTCTGCTGGCTCTATCGCGTCCATCCCAAGGACCATCCCCTCGCCGGCCGCCGCCTAGTTCATCGCGGCATCCTCTCGAGGCCGAAGGGGCGCGCCAAGTCCGAGTTCGCCGGCGGCTTCGTCTGCGCCGAGGCTCTCGGCCCGGTTCGGTGCGACGGGTTCGACGCCCAGGGCGACCCCGTCGGGGTCCCGGTGGTCTACCCGTTCATCCGCTGCCTGGCGACGGAGGAGGACCAGGCCGGCAACACCTACGACAACGTCCGCTACATGCTCGAAGAGGGCAGGGCGGCCGACGAGTACGCGATCGACACCGGCCTGACCCGCACGTTCCTGCGCGGCCCGGGCGGCGGCGAGATCGTGCCTTCCACATCGGGCGACGCCTCCAAGGACGGCGGCAAGGAATCGGCCTCGGTCGCCGATGAGACCCACCTCTACATCTTGAAGAAGCACCGGGCCATGTACGGCACCGTTTCCCGGAACACCGGCAAGCGCAAGGAAGCCGAGCCGCTGATGCTCGACACGACGACCGCCTGGCAGCCCGGCGAGCTCTCCGTTGCCGAGCAGGCCGCCGATCGTTACGCGCACATGCCGATCGAAGAGGCCGTCGCCAAGCGGGGCATTCTCTACGACCACCGCCAGGGCGATGAGCCGAAGCGCTTCAACGATGACCGGTCGCTGAAGAAGGCGCTCCGCAGCGGCTACGGAGAGGCGGCCGCCTGGATGGACTTCGACCGGATCGTCCGCCTGATCCGCGATGCCGAAGACCCCGAGGGCGACGCCTACCGGTACTGGCTCAACCGCCCTCGAGCTGCGGCGTCGCACTGGCTCGAGCCGTCTGAGATTCAGGCCGTCATCGACACGGACATCGAGCCGAAGATGGGCGATCCCGTCGCGGCGGGTTTCGACGGTTCACTCTCCGACGACCACACGACGCTCTGGCTTTGCGACGCCGTCGGCAACCTGCACGCCGTCGGAATCTGGGCACAGCCCGAGGACTGGCCCCGGGACGAGGAGTGGGAGGTCCCGAAGTCGGAAGTCACCGACGCGGTCCGCTGGATAGCGGAGAACTTCAACCTCACTCGCCTCTACGGCGACCCGCCGTTCTTCCAGTCCGAGATGGGCGAGTGGGCCGAGGAGTTCGGGACGAAGAAGATCCGCGAATGGTGGACGAATCGCGACACACCGATGGCGGTCGCCTGCGGCGCGCTCCGCACCGCGATCCGCCAGGAAGACCTCAAGATCAACCCTGAGCCGATCCTGACCGACGGCCAGACGCGCCGCGGCAAGCCGATCGCGGTATGGCACTTCGAGAACGCACGGACCCGAAAGGTCCGGATCAAGCTCGACGACAAGGCCGAGGAGGCCTACGTCGTGCGCAAGGAGCGCCCGCGCTCCCCGCTGAAAATCGACTCGACCCCCGCCTGCGTGCTGGCCCGGAAGGCCTGGCACGACGCGACCAAGGAGGGCGAGATGAAGAAGCGGAAGAAGCGCGGCCTCGTGACCTTCTCCCACTGAAAGGAGCCGAATGGCATCCCCGACGATCCCCGGCTCCGCCCAGCCGCTCGAGCTGATCCAGCCGCCGGCGGACCTCGAGTACGGCACCCCGGAGTGGTACCTCCACCATCTCGCCTACGAGATGGACGCCCGGTCGAGCCTGATCATGCTCTACGGCGACTACTTCGAGGGGCGCCACAAGCTGACCTTCGCATCCTCGCCATTCCGCGAGGCGTTCGGGCAGATGCTCACGGCGATCTCCGACAACTGGATTCCGCTCACGATCAATTCGTCGATCGAGCGGCTGAAGCCGCAGGGGTTCCTCTTCGGTGATCAGGAGGAAGGCGACAAGGACGCTTGGCGGATCTGGCAGGAGAACTACCTCGACGCCGACGCGCCGCTCGCTTTCACCGAGGCCGCCAAGCACGGAGAGGCCAGCCTGCTGATCTGGCCCGACCCGGAAGCCAAGCCGAAGGGCATCTTCGGACGCCTCTTCTCCCGTCGATCCGACCAGGCGGCGATCCCACGGATCACGGTCGAGCACCCCTCCCAGATGATCGTCTGTCGCTCCGCCGGCGACCGTCGCAAGCGCGACGCCGCGCTGAAGCGCTGGCAGGAGGGCGACACCGAGATGGCGACCCTGTACCTGCCGGACTCGATTCACTATTTCGTCCTCGACGACAACGGCTGGAAGGCCCGCCGCGAGCCGGGCGAGAACAAGCTCGGGATCGTCCCCGTCGTGCCGCTCGTCAACCAGCCGCAGATGATCCCGGCTCGGCCGCCGACCGCACTGACCTCGGCTCCCCACCTCGTCGGGGCCAACGCCCACGTCGGGCTCGGCCGCTCCGACATGGCCGACATCATCTCGACGGTCGATCAGATCAACAAGCTGCTCTGCGACATGATGGTCGCCTCCGAGGTCGCCGCCTTCCGGCAGCGCTGGGCCACCGGCCTGGACGTGCCTGAGAACGAGGACGGCACGCCGATTCAGCCGTTCTCCGCCGCCGTCGACCGCCTCTGGGTGGCTGACGAGGGAACGAGCTTCGGCGAGTTCGCGGCCACCGACCTGAGCAACTACACGAACGCGATCGAAAAGCGCGTCCAGTCGCTGGCCGCCCGGACGCGCACCCCGCCGCACTATCTGCTCGGGTCGATCGTCAACGCTTCCGGCGACGCCCTGAAGGCCGCCGAGGCGGGCCTGGCCTCGAAGGTCGAGGGTCAGAAGAAGCCCTTCGGCGAGGCGATCGAAGAGGCGATGCGGATCGCCTTCGCGTTCATGGGCGAGGACCAGAAGGCATCTGACCGCTCCGCCGAGATCAACTGGGCGCCGTCTGAGACCCGGTCGGAGTCCGAGTACATCGACGCCCTGGTGAAGAAGCTCTCGATCGGCGTCCCGAAGGAGCAGCTCTGGCGCGACGCCGGTTACTCGCCGCAGGAGATCCGCCGCTTCAAGGGCATGCTGCTGCAGGAGGCGATCGCAACCGGCGCGTTCGGCGTCCCGCAGACAACGCCTCCGCCGGAGCCTCCGCCCACGCCTCCGCCGGCGCCTGAGCCGGCGGCGTGAGCAAGCAGCTCGCGAAACTTCACATCGAGGCGGAGGCCCGCCTCCGCGCCGGCACCGTCGACGCGGTGAAGCGGGCTTGGGCGGCGATGCCCGCCTACAACCGCGAGAACCTCGACGAGTGGCTGTCGATCGTCCTGCCGATCGTCGAAGCCGCGCAGCGTCAGTCCGTTTCGATCACCGACGCCTACATCGCGATGGCGGTCGACAAGTCAGCCTTCGGCGTCAACTACGACGACGTCACTGGCGCGGCCGTTCGCAATGGGACGCCGCCCGAGACGGTCTACGAGCGCCCGTTCGTCACCGTCTGGGCTGCTCTCGGGAACGGCCAGGAGATGAAGGATGCGCTCTCGGCCGGCCTAGCACGAGCGACCACCGCCGCGGCGATGGACACCCAGCTCGCGATGAGGGCGACCGCCGACAAGCTCCAGTCGAGCGCGAACGGGATCTATGGCTACCAGCGCGTCGCCGATGCAGGGGCGTGCGAGTTCTGTCAAGCCGTCGATGGCGCCTACGTGAAGGGCTCGTCCGGCTTCGTCATGGCGCTCCATCCCGAATGTGGCTGTGGACTCGAGGTGCTGACCGAGCCTCACCGCGGGGCCGTCCGACTCCCCGACGGCACGAAGATCCGCGCCTACCAGCACGGCCCGCTGACCAAGGACGTCGCGGTCCACGACCACGGCGAGCTCGGGCCCTTGCTCGGCTCTCCGGATCACAACTTCGACTCGCTCTGAGCGAGGAAGACAGCGCTACACGGCCCGCGGACAAGTGGCCGGCAACTCCGTAGGAGGAAACCGATGCGTTTCTCGACGACCCCCAGTACGCCTGCCCAAGCCCGCGCCTGGCTCGCCGCTCGCGGCCTCCCCGTCATCGCCGGCGGCGCTCCGGACCCAGAACCGGACCCCAAGCCCGATCCGAAGCCGGACCCCAAGCCCGATCCGGAGCCGGACCCCAAGCCCGATCCGGAGCCGGACAAGACCTTTTCTCAGGCCGACGTGGACCGCATCGTCCAGGAACGCCTCGCCCGCGATCGCCGCGATCGCCCGAGCGACGAGGAGCTCGAGGAGATGCGGGAGGCCAAGAAGAAGCTCGACGACCTCGAGCAGGCCAACAAGACCGAGCTCGAGCAGGCGCAGGAGCGCGCCGAGCAGGCCGAGAAGGCCAAGGATGAGGCCCTCGAGAAGGCCAACAGGTCGCTCAGGCGCGCCGCGGTGATGACCGCCGCAGCGGAGGAGGGCGTGGACGCCGAAACCGTCTACGCGCTACTCGCCGCCCGCGACTTCAAGGTCAAGGAGGGCGACAACGACTTCGAGGTGACCATTGGCGACGACGGCCAGGTTGCCGGGGTGAAGGACGCCGTCAAGGCGCTCGTCACCCAGAAGAATCTCGTCGGAGATCCCACGCCACCCCCGCCCGGGGACGGCGGCGCACGTACGCCCGTCACGCCGAAGGATCTGCAGTCGCAGATCGCCGAGGCGGAGAAGAAGGGCGACGTCACCGAGTCAATTCGCCTGAAGAGCTTGCTCCCCGCCGGGGGGCAGCAGCAGGCATAAATCCGAAAGGACGGTTTCGCTATGAGCGGAATCACCGGGCAGGGCACCACGTTCAACCTGCCGAACTACACCGGGGAGCTCTTCGGGATCACCCCGCAGGACACCCCCGTCCTCTCCGCGATCGGCGGACTGACCGGAGGCGAAGAGGCGAACGGCGCCACCTCGCACTCCTGGCAGACCTACGACCTGCGGGATGCCGAGGACGATCGTCAGGCGCTGGAGGGCGCGGACGCACCGAACGCAGAGGAGCGCGTGCGGGCAAACGTCCAGAACGTCCTCGAGATCCACCACGAGTCGCTCGACGTCAGCTACACCAAGCAGGCGGCGGTCAACCAGCTCGACGGCTCGGGTCGTACACACCCGAACGCCGGTTCGCTGAACGGGTCCAACCCGGTCAGCGACGAGCTGGCGTGGCAGACGACCCAGGCCCTGCGCCAGGTCGCCCGCGACGTGGAGCTGTCGTTCATCACCGGGACGTTCCACGACCCGGGGGACAACAGCACGGCTCGTCGGACCCGAGGGCTCATCCAGGCGATCGCGACGAACGTCGTCGATCTCGACGGAGCGGCATTCACGAGCGAGGACCTGCTCGATGCGATGCAGCTCGCCTACGACAACGGCGGGATCATGGTCGAGGAGACTCGCACCCTGATCTGCGGGTCGAAGCGGAAGCGCGACCTGTCGAGGGAGTTCATCAACGCGGACTCCGCCGGCTACCGCAACGACGACCGCAACGTCGGCGGCGTCAACGTCCAGGTGATCGAGACCGACTTCGGGAAGGTCAACATCATGCTGGACCGGCACGTGCCCGACGACGCGATCATCATCGCGTCGCTCGAGCAGCTCGCCCCGGTGTTCCTGCCCATTCCGGGCAAGGGGCACTTCTTCCGGGAAGAGCTCGCCAAGATCGGTTCGTCCACGGCCTACCAGCTGTACGGCGAGATCGGCCTCAAGTACGGCAACGAGATCAACCACGCCCGCCTCGAAGGCATCGGCGAGGGTTCCTGATCACTGCAGCGCCCGGCCC